GAGGTAGCCTTTCTCCCATTTGCGCTTTAGCTCCAAGGCAAAGGCATCTCCCTCGTCAAACTCAGGATCGGCGATAAGCTGCGATCCAGACATCCGCACGTTCTTCCACTTGCCAACAGGAGCTGAATAGCTGTTATGCGCAAACAGCATCACTGGGTTTTTGCGAAAGCGCTTTAGGTCAATACCACGCGTCATAACACGACCGCCGTAGCTATTCACTACGCTCTCATCACTGAGCACGATTGACTTGCGTTGCGGTGTATTGGTTGCCATCTGGGGCAAACATGCGGCAACATCATCCTACTTTTTCGATCCTCTTTGGCAATGTGCCACTATGACGTGACAAAGCGACAGCCTCAGCGCGCAATGCCATAAACATGGTAGGCCGCCGCCTAGCTACTCCTGTACTTCGCACCAATGGCGTACAGTAAAAACCAGCGCATCGCATGGCGGATGTACAAGCTGGGCATGAATCAAAAGGATATAGCAGAGCTGCTCGAAGTGTCAGAGAACACGATCAGTAGATGGGCCTCCGAGTTCGATTGGAAGCAAAAGCGCATCGAACACGAGCTGCGCGATGAATCTATTAAGGAGAATGCTTTTGCTATTCTGGCCAACATGCTAAAGGCTCTGCGCGAGCAACAGGAAAAAGCAATGGCCGATGGAAAGTCTCCGATAATCGACAAAGGCGACATCGATGCAGCTCAAAAGATGCACACCATTATCAGGCAACCACTGGAGAGCTACGAGATGGTCATCAAGATCACACGAGAGTTTCTATCCTTCGCGCACGATAAGGATTTAGCTGTCGCCAAAACCATGGTTGAGCTAACCAATGACTTCCTCCACGCTAAGCGTAAACTATACGGGCTGTAATGAAAGGACGAAAATGGAACACAGCCACGTCGAGAGAGTACGAGGCATATCTTGAGACGTGCTCTACTATACGTAGTGCAACAGAGAATGGCATACCTCACAAAGAGACTGCCAAACAAAAAGCAGATCGGAAAGCGAAGCTGCTCACCGACATCGATGCCTTTGCTGCATTCTACTTCCCGCATTTAGTTGACGCAAAGTTTGGCTGGTTTCACAGGCGGGCACACAAGCAGCTCCAAGGCTCACTTGGAAAGCATGTGTGGGAGTGGCCACGTAGCCATGGTAAGTCTACGTTTTGGGTTATCGAGATGATGTTCCAGCATGCGGCTGGTGATCTACGTGGACTGGTGGTAGCGAGTGCCAACAACGACAAAGCCGCAGGGCTACTTGCAGACATGCAAGCTCAATATGAAGCCAACGCCATTTGGATATACGACTATGGCGACATGCGCACGCAAGCCGAGTGGCGCACCGATTACTTCGCTACTACCGATGGCGTGGGATTTTGGGCACTCGGTAGAGGCCAGTCACCGCGTGGCATTAAGAAAGGTGCAAAGCGACCCAACCGATTCATCGTTGATGACATCGATGACAAGATCATCGTGCGCAACCAAGAGCGTGTCCGGGAAGCCAAGAATTGGATTCTTGAAGATTTGTTCGGCTGCATGGATATTAAGTACGGTGGCCAGCTCATCGTGATCGGCAACCGTATTCATCCGCAAAGTATCCTGGCACACATCGTAGGTGACATTTCACCAGAAGCAACCAAGGATGCTACGGTCAATCATATCAAGGTGTTTATGACCGAGGATCCACGACCTCGATCACATGCAAAAGACAAGTCTAAAAAGGCTGTGCCAGCATGGAAGGAACGCTACACACGCAGGGACACTGACCGAATTCGGGCGGCCATTGGTTCACGAGCATCAGATAGGGAGCACTACCACGAGCATCACGCAGAAGGTCATGTGTTTAAGCCCGATCAGATTCAATGGGGAAAGCGGCCACAGGTATTCGATGCCATCACCGCCTACTGTGATCCTTCCAAAAAAGGAACGAAGACCGCCGACTTCAAAGCGTGGGTAGTCGTAGGCCGTGTGTCCAATCCGCAGCAGTATTGGATCATTGGAGTGTGGGTGCGTAGAGGCTCAACGCTCAGCATGGTCAAGGTTGGGTTCGATTTCATGGAGCAATTCGGACCACTTGCCACCTACCGCATCGAGGCGGGCATGGCGCAAGAAGAAAACTATCGAGACACGTTTGCAGCGGAAGCGGACTTGCGCGACACGGTTGACTTATGCAAAGAAGACCACGCCCGAAAAGGAGACAAGCATGTGCGCATCGAAAGCACATTATCCCCCTTGTTTGAGCGCAAGCAAGTCTACTTCGACGAAGACCTAAAAGGTTCACCCGATGTAGAGCAGCTTCAACAACAGTTACTTGGATTCCCTTTTGGTCATGACGATGCGCCCGATGCACTAGAAGGTGCAATCACCAACCTAGCCAAAGGATCACGCTCATTAAGATTACTCCGTTCAGGTCGCTACGCAAGTGCAGCCGGACGTCAGTTTCAATCCAACAGTCGCGGACGCAGTAGAGGCCGACGTAGACGATAAACCATTACACATGAAGACATTTGAAGAAATGATTGAGCCGCTGCTTATCAGCGAGGGAGGCTTTCAGGATGACCCCGTAGATCATGGCAACTGGACAGGTGGCCGCAGAGGTGTGGGTGAAAACAAGGGTACCAATTGGGGTATCTCAGCAGCTCGCTATCCTGACTTAGACATTAAAGCCTTGACCAGAGAAGTAGCCACCGAACTTTATCGCCGCGACTTCTATCGAAAGTACAACATGCACCGGCTGCCTGATCACTTGAAGTATATCGTGTTTGATCATGGTGTCAATTGTGGGCCACGGCGGGCTATCAGGATGTTACAAATGCTGGCAGGTGTAAGGCGCGATGGCATCATTGGCCCAATCACAATCGCTGCATCGCGAAACGTATCTATCGACGACTACTCCGACGCCAGAGCACAGTACTACAAGCGGCTTGTACAGCACTGGCCAACGCATGAAAAGTACCTACGTGGCTGGTTGGCACGCGTGAGCATTTCACGTCGTAAGGCTAGTCTGGCATTTGAGCCATCTCCTATAGTAAAGGTAAATAATCACACGGCATGATCATCAATCTAGAATTCCTCCAGGACACAGACCTTTATGTTAGCATCAGAGAGCGTCATCTTCAAGAGCTTACAGATGATGATCCAATCTTTGTACAGCAAGCTGAAAAGCAGGCCATCAGTGTGGTCAATGATCACTTGATTGGACGCTACGATTTGGTGGAAGTGTACGGTTACACAGGTAACGATCGCTCGGCTACGCTGGTGCGTTGGCTCGTTGTGCTTACCCTCTACTACTGCTACGAACGTGCTGACGAACAGATCAGACCTGAGTGGTTGAGCGAGGATTACAAGTACACCATGAAGCACCTCGGTTTAATCCAGGAAGGAAAGCGGTCGGTCAACCTACCAGCACTCGAAGACCCTGACACCGACAGCCCTGTAACTCGGGTGCGATCTGGGTCACTACCTCGACGATCACACGGCATTTAATCCTTGTTTTGGCGCAAGCCGAACAGCATACAAATAGTATATGAACCTCACACTCTCAGCTCTATCCGAATGGTGGAAGTCAAAAAATCATAAGCAGACCAAACGGCGCAAACGATCCTTGATCACTGGCCTTAATAGAAGCTTTCAATATCGAGGCCCGGTCGAACTTTCTCGATTAGAACGCGCCATCAATTCTGCAGAACGGCCTTACGCGCCTAGTCGCAGTGAGCTGTATGCCATCTATCGACAGATCGTTCTTGACGATCAAGTAGCGACACAGCAGCGTGTGGCTCAGGTCAACGTAGAGCGAGCTCCATTTGAGATTACCCGCGATGGCAAGGTGATCGAAGATGTACAGATACTGTTCGAGGCTCAATGGTTTACCGATGCAATGAACGCGTGGCTTGGCTCGGAGTGGTGGGGCACGACGCTTATCGAGCTGAGCCTAGAAGATAACATGGTGGTTGAGAGTCAGATCATTCCGCGCGACCATGTGCTACCTCTTGAAGGGCTGGTGGTGCAGCAGAAAGGAGAGCGTAAAGGTTATCCATTCCGCGACAATCCAGCGGGATTCATGTTGCTTGAAGCTGGCAGTGTAGACAACCTCGGTGAGCTGCATCGTGTGGCCATTCCTGCGATCCGTAAACGATACAGCGATGAGGACTGGAGCATGTACAGCGAGCGGTTTGGTATGCCGCTGCTCGACATTGGGACCGACACCAGGGATAAAAA